AAGCTGAGGCCGAAGCCGCCGGGATTGAGTTGCGGGAACGCCCGATCATCAACCAGGCGGTGGAGTGGTGTAAAGTCATCGGCAACACGATTGTTGACCGGCGGCCGTGGCTGGGGAAATACATTCCCATCGCGCGGCTTGTCGGTGAAGAGACGGTCATTCAGGGCCAGATGGACCGCAAAGGCCATGTGCGCGCGCTTCTCGATCCGCAGAAGATGTATAATTACAACTCGTCCGGTTCGGTCGAGTTCGTGGCGCTTCAGACCAAAAGCCCGTGGCTGGCATCGGCGCGCGCCGTTGAGGGCAACGTAGAGCAGTGGACGGAAGCCAACGTTAAGAATGCTAGCGTCCTGATTTGGCAGGACGTTGACGAGGCAGGCAACCCCATTGCGCCGCCGCAGCGGATTGCGCCGCCCCCCGCCGCGTCTGGCCACATCGAGGGCATGCAGGTAGCGCAGCAAGAGATGATGCTGGTGAGCGGCCAGTATCAGGCGATCATGGGTGCGCCGAGCAATGAAACTAGCGGCCGGGCCATCAACGCGCGCCAGCGGCAGGGCGACAACGCGACGTATCACTTCATCGACCATCAGGCCGTGATGATTCGGTTCTTGGGTCGGATCGTGCTTGACCTGGTGCCGAAGGTTTACGACACGCCGCGCGTGTTGCAGGCGATGGGCCGTGACGACAAGCGGTTTAAGGTGCAAGTGGACCCGAACGCGCCGCAGCCGGCGGTTATGCACGCGGACCCGGCGGAACAGGATTTTGACGCCGAGACGGTAGCGGCGGTGCTGAATCCGTCCGTTGGCAAGTATGACGTGATCAGCGACGTTGGCCCGTCCTACGCCACGCAACGGCAGGAATCGTTCAACGCCTTCAGTGAGATTCTCCGCCAGCAGCAAGGCGCCTGGCAGGTGGTCGGCGACCTTTGGGCGGAAAGCGCGGACTTCCCCGGCAGCGAGAAACTTGCCGAGCGGTTGCGCAAGATGCTGCCGCCTGCGGTCAAGGGCGGCCCGTCTCCGGCGGAACAGCAGATGCAGCAGCAATTGCAGGCGATTTCGCAGACGGCCAACCAAGCCGTTGAGCAGTTGCAGGCGCAGAACGCGGAACTCGAGGCGAAGCTGGCCGATCAGGCGGCGGATATCCAACGCAAAGACTACGAGGCAGAGACGAACCGGCTTCGTGCCATCGGTGGGATTGATCCTGACGCCATGAAGCCGGTTATTCGCGAGATGGTATCGCAGATGATCGGCGAGGCGATTGTGCCGTTGATGGCGCAGCACGCGGCGGCGGATCGGGCGATGTTGCCGCAGCCGGCGCCGATGATGGCCGAGGGGATGCCGAATGGCTAGCGCACCAACCGGCTTTTACGACTACCGCTCCAGAGCGGGCCGCCAATACCCGGTATGGATGAGCAGCGGCGCCGCGCCAACGCGGGCGCCCCGCATGCAGGCGGCGCCAGAATACGAAAACCTCCCGGCGGTTGTGGCGCAGCCCCCCGCCACGCCAAACCTGTCGGCGCCGCAACCTATGGGGATGGCGCAGGGCTTTGCGCAGCCGGAGGGCGGCGGCGGTGGGTATGGCGCGCCTGCGCAGGGCAACACGACGTTAGGCGACTTTATGAACGCGCTGGGGTTTAGCGGGTTCGGCAGCGCGAACAACACGACCTCGGGCACGGCCCCGCTTGGCGCTGTGTCATCGGAACCGTTGGGCGCCCTTGACGACGGCATGGGCGGCGGCGGGCCGGAAACGAACGCTGTCGGTGGCGATATCGGCGGCGGTCCGCAAGGCGATTTCGGCGGCCAGATGGCCGGCCTTGCTGGCATGTATCGCGGCGGGATCGTGACGGCCAACCGGCTGCAAGGGCCAGACCCGCGCGGTCCCGATGACGGTTACGTGGCCATGGACAAGGGCGAAGGCATCCTGACCGCCAAGGCCATCCAGCATTACGGGCCCGGCATCGTGTCGCGGCTTAACAAGTTGGCGGTGCCGAAGACGGCTTTCGCCAAGCGTTGACGTGCGCCGACCCAACCGGAGGGCATCCGGGCGACTGGCTGCGCTGTGAAGCGCCGCAACCATCATGGACCCCATGAGCGAAACACTGGAAAGCGCCACGCAGGGCGCGCCGGATACCGGCGAATCTGTGCCTCAGCCCGCCAACGATACGGCTCCAGACACCGGGCAGGAGCAACAGGCAGACACCGCAGAACAGGCCGAAACGCCAGAGGAACCGAAGCGCAAGCCGTGGTTTCAGCAGCGTATCGACGAACTGACGCGGGAGAAGCATGAAGCACGGCGACAAGCGGAACAACTTGCCGGCTATCTGCGCACCATTCAGCAGGGCCAGCAGTATCCGCAGCAGCAGGACGCACCGCAAATCCCCGCCGGCTACGTGCCAGCGTCGGAAGTGCAGCGCATCGCGGCGCAGCAAGTAGAGGCAGACCGTTTCAACGCGGCTTGCAATGAGATCGCGGACCACGGCGAAAGCCGGTTCCCCGATTTTCAAGAGGCTGTGTCTAACTTCCAGATGTTGGGCGGCCCTTCGCCCGCGCTTCTGGAGGCCGTGACCGCGCTAGGCAAAGAGGACGGCGCCCGAGTTTACTACGAACTTGGGAAGAACCCCGACGAAGCCTCGCGCCTTGCTCGTTTGTCGCCTGCCCGGATGGCCGTGGAAGTCGCGCGGATGGCTGCAAAGCCTGCGACGGCTCCCAGGCCAATTAGCCGTGTCGCCCCGCCGATCAGCCCCATCAGCGCCGCGCGTGCGGAGCCGGGGGGTGAACCTGACGCCAGCAAGAACCCCGAAGCCTGGACGAAATGGTTCAACGATCAGCGGCGAACCAGGCGCTGAGGCGCGCGCCCGCGTAGCCGTATCCCCTTCAAAGGCGGCCCTAGGCAAGCCGCCCCCGCCCCGTCGTGACGACGGCGCATTCACGAAAGTGAGCCTCCTATGGCCAATACTTTGCTTAACGTCGACAAGATCACCAACGCCGCGTTGGCGATCCTGCACCAGAAGTTGAACTTCGTCGGTTCGATCAATCGCACCTATGACAGTTCTTTCGCTGTTGAGGGCGCCAAGATCGGTAGCACCCTGCGGATCCGGTTGCCCAACAAGTTCACCACCACGACCGGCCAGGCGCTCAACCTTCAGGACGTGCAGGAAACGAACACGACCCTGACCGTTGCCACCCAGCGCGGCGTGCATACCGTGTTCAACTCGCAGCAGCTTGCGCTGAATATCTTCGACTTCTCGCAGCAGGTGCTTGAACCGGCGATGGCGCAGCTTGCGGCGTCCATCGAAGCGGATTCGATGTCGATGCTCACCAGCGTGTACAACACCGTGAACGGTTCCGGCAGCGCGCAAACCCTGCGCAACGTTCTGGGTGGCCGCAAGATTCTGCGTGACAACCTGGCGCCGGCTGCCGAAACCTACATGGCCCGCATCGACACTCAGTCGAACGTGGACCTAGTGGACTCGCTCAAGGGGCTGTTCCAGTCCTCGCAGCAGATCAAGCGCCAGTATGAGGAGGGCGTGATGGGGATGACCGGCGGTTTTGAGTTTGCCGAAAACACCCTGTTGCCGTCCTTCACCTTCGGCGCGCGCAATGCCGCGTACCTGACGAACGCGGCGGTTGCACAGACGGGCGCGAGCCTGGTTGTGGATACTGGCGCGAACGCAGCGGCGGCGGGTGATGTGTTCACCATCGCTGGCGTGTTCCGCGTGCATCCGGAAACGAAGGTGTCCACCGGCATCCTTCAGCAGTTCGTCGTGACTGCGGCGTATGCGGGCGGCGCCGGCACTATCTCGATTGCGCCGGCGATCACGGCCACTGGCCCCTACCAGAACGTGAGCAACGGCGCTGCGGACAATCAGGCCATTACGTTCGTCGGCACTGCGTCTGCCACCACGCAGCAGAGCGTGGTCTACCACAAGGACGCCTTCGCCTTCGCGACTGCCGACCTGCCGCTTCCCGATGGCGTCCACTTCGCTGGCCGGAAAGTGCAGGAGGGTATCTCGATGCGTGTCGTCCGCGCCTACGACATCAACAACGATCAGTTCCCGTGTCGCATCGAGGTGCTTTACGGCTATCGGGCCATCCGGCCTGAGATCGCCTGCCGCATCCTGTCGAACTGATCCGACGCCATGACCCCGGTTCGCCTTATCACGTTGATTTTGCGCGATGCCGGGGTTAACGGCGTTGGCCAGACACCGCGCGCCGAAGACCTGAACGACGTTCTTGACACGCTCAACATGATGTTAGACGAATGGGCCACCAAACGGTGGCTTGTCTATCATCTCGTTACCGTGTCGGTTCCGGTTACAGGCGCGCAATTCTACACTGTCGGGCCGGGTGGAGATATTGACACCACGCGGCCCGATCAGGTGCAAGCCGCGTTCTTTCGTTCAACGGTATCGGCGCCAAACGTCGATTATGTGTTGGGCGATATCGGATCGCGCGAG